GAACCGCCTGGGGAACCAACGGGTACCAGGCATACCAGAATTTGAAATTATCCAGCCAGTGCCCCGGCTGGCCCAGATCATTCCATCCCCGCCAGTTGGTGTAAAACCCGATATCCACCAGCTCCGGACGCCGCTCCCTCACCGCGCGCATGATCAGGATCGGGTTTTCCCGGTATGCTGGGGATTCCACGTCATTGTATGCCCGTTCCACATCCGACCAAAAACCGTGCAGATCCCCCTCCACCGCGTCAATTCCCCGCCGGACCAAACCGATCTGGTTCGACGCCGAAACACCCGTATTCATGTAATGATAGAGGGCCTTGTATTTTCCCTCTGCCTTTGGGTGGGAAAACCCGGGTAACGTGACGTTGAAAAAGCGTCTGTCCCACGTCTGCCCGTAACCCAGCCGGGCAATCACGCCGTCAACCTTGTCCCAAAGCAGTCCCCATTCCACATCCCCGTTCCATTTGGAGATGTCCACAATCCTGGCGCATTTCTGACGGTCAAACGCCTCAGCCTGTTCGCGCGCGAACAGAGATGAAAAAAGCCCCTGGTTTCGCGCAGACAACCCGGCCAGCTTCCCGCCAAACTGAAAATCAATATCACGCATGATTGCTCCTAGAAATAATACGGTGCGCCCTGCACTTTGCGGATTGGTCGCAGCGCAAATGCCATCGCGTTGACTGTTGGCGATCCCGTAGCATGGTCCCAACCAATCGTGTCGGGACTGGATTGCGCTAACCCAAACATTGTATTCAAATAAAGATACGTTGTCGTCGATATATCATGCGTGAATCCTGACAGAGGTTCATAAACGTCTTCATTGCAAAGGAACACCAGCATATCATCCACTTCACAAGACACACTGAGTTTATGAGCTGTGGTAGCTTTATCATAAGTAGGTGATCCGCTTCGTATCCCGCCCACATTGTCAAACACATAGGCGTGGATGATAGATTCCTTGTATGCCGCGCCTCCATTGGTCCATGTAAATGTCAGGTCATTTGTCCCCTGGCTGGTAGGCGACAGCCACCACACGCCCAAACTCCCCCAATCGCTCCCCGGGTTTGTCACCGCCTGTGTCATTGATTCGCCATCGTACGCGACCGTTGAAAATGGAACTTCATTAGCCTGCTGTGCCCAAACAGCAACCACTAATGCGGGGCGATGTGTCCCCTCCGGGACCTCAATGCTCAACGGGGATGATTGCGATCCGCTTGAGCTCCACTGATACTCATTGACTTTCGCGATTGTCAATTTACTCATCACACCCTCTTCTTGGTGTACTCAATTTTCACACATAGCAGGTACGCATCCTCGCCAAAGGTATCATTGCCGGACGCCCCGGACCGGTAGATCCGGAAACTCATCAAATCCCCCGCCTCCGGACTGTTCCCCGGCGTCACTGACACCGCCGGTGATATATGCAAATCGTTTACGAGCAAAAACGTATCATCAACCGTCGAGGCTGAGCCCGGTGTCGTGTCCAGATCATCATCATTTCCCACCCCATTGGCGATCGCGCCCCAGCGGACAGCGCCCGACCCCGTAGTCGTGGCCGTCCAGTAAAAGGTAACGTCAATGTCCCCCCCGTCAAAATCCTGCGGCAGCACAATGGATGTATTCAAAATTTCCAGCGCATCCGGATCAAAAGGCACACCCGGATAGCACATGGTGCCAACGTCAACGATCTCCTGCTCGCCCGGCTCCGAGCCGTTTTCATCATTCATGGCCCCAACCGGGATCATAATCTCCCCGATTTCAGTTTCGTTGTTCCACCACATCACCTCCCATTTAGAGGTGTTCCCGTTGTAGCGGAAGCACACCATTTCCCCCGCGTTGCCCAGAGGCGGGATGCCGCCCTCCCCAATGTCAATGTTCCCCGTATCCACAAATGAGATCGTGTCATCATCATAGGCTAGGATGATGATGTCCCCATCTACATGACCGTTGATGGTCGCCAGGTCATCGTCAGCGCCGCTCTCTCCGGAGACATAATAAAAGCCCTCATCCCCGGTGACTGTGATCACCCCGGACGAAATGGTCAAAGTGCTGCCTTCTTTTGCATGTTGACAGTCATGGTTCCACTGATCATTGTCCGAATATTTATCCAGTTGATCTACATCGATGGGGTCCACATCTGTCCAATCAGTTGGCGTTTGAAAACCCATTTAACTTGCCTCCAGCAGTGTATATTCGGCCTCACTCATGCCGCCGTCATATTTCAACGTCATCCGCAATATCCAATAATCACCGTCAATGCTGAGTTTGGTATCCTGGATCGTTACCCGGTCTGATATTTGCAGTTCCGGTCGTCCCCGGCCGGACACTTTAATTTCCGCTCCTGGGTCACTCAATACATTTTTCAGCTCGCTGGCCATTGTTTCAGCCAGGTCTAGGTTTTGGATAAACCGCGAGCCATCCTCCGGAACCTCATAGGTCCGCCGGCCATTGTTGTCAATCGAGGTATCGTCCGCCTCAGTTGCCTCCAGGCCGCCGAGTTCTTCCAGAGGCTTGCCGTCAATCGTTATCTCCGTAACCTCCTCATCAGATCCCCCTGCATTCGCCAGTACCAGCGTCCCACCCCAGGCATACGCGGTCCAGTCATCAACAGAGCAGTTGGGACCTCCGGTAATTGATGGCGTCTGAACCTCCACGCAGGGCACATTTTTGAAAAATACGGTCAATGATTTTGTGTCACCCGCCGGCACCGTTATCGTGTCGGTAATTTTGCAGATCTCTTCCTCGGCGCCTTTTGTCAAAGGGCGCACCGGGACTATAATTTCATTTCGGAGCCGGTCCTGCTCCCAGGCCTCCTCAATATCGGAGAGTAGATTCAGGTCTGTCAGGGTTGCTACGCTTGTATCTTCTTCATCCAGATGCCCTCGTTTTTCAAACACCAGCTTTCCGTCTCCGTCAAAATAGATATTACCCCCCTCTCCCATTGCCAGCGCGGCAAGACAAGCCCAGTAGGATTGCTTTTCGAACCAGGCATAATCCACCACAGTCCCTGAGGTGTCCAGTCTCAGATCTGCGCTGTCAATTCCAAAGGCGTCAGCCACTGTTTCCACGAGTTCATCAATCCGCTTGCCCACATAAACGTCGCTTGTAGAAAACTCCTCTTCTTTCATTTTTTTGGATCGATCCCAGGCCGTCACCCGGGTGATCACCTCAGACTCTTTTGATTTCCAGCTCCGTGTATAAAACTCCCCCAGCGGAACCATTTCCTCACTGCCGTCTGCCAATGTAACCCCGGACCAAACCCGGATCTTTCGGTTTGCGTCCAGATAAGCAGCGTACTGCGACCCAGAATTCCGGAACCAAACTCCATCGGAATTATCCAGCTCCAGATTGAGTTCTGCGGTATTAACATTCCCGGCTGGGCGTGATCCAAATCCCTCCCTCTCCCTTTTAATATCCCAGTAAGCCACCCGGTCAGTAACATTTTCGGTGAATCCTGCCGAAAATTCCAGCACGCCTGCCGGATGTTTTGGGTAATATACTTTTGTGGCGGTCAGTCGCACCTTGGTCGTGTTGACAGCTGAGGATAACTCATACTCGTAAATGTATCCTCTGTTTCCTGTTACCGTAACAATCGTCTGCCAGGCCGAGCCATCCCAGTACTCGACCTCAAAATCTTTAATAGGTCCAATCAACCGCGGGAAATAGATCTGGATCAGCCTCACATCAATTGCGCTGCTGTATTCCAGTGTGAGCGTTTCTCCTGCCCCGGGTAAATCCCCGTTATCATCCGACAAACTATCTCCCCACCAGCCGGCTTCCTCCGTACAGGGAAATAAATCCTTGCCCGGCTTAACGACTGCTATTGGATCACCCGGGAATGCGGGAGTAGTCACCGGATCCGCAAACGCCATATCCCGGCTTTGCGTCACCCGCCCATCAATCGCGTTTTCCACCCCCACCAGACTGTCTATCTCATCCCCCGATGCCGTCACAGCGCTCCCCAGGGTTTCGTTGTCCACAAAACAAATTTCCACCCGGGTTACCATTTCCCGCTCGGCGGCTGCGTTCGCTGTCAGATAATCATCTGAGACATCTTGCATCGTTCACACCTCAATCAATTCGAAACTGACTTTCCATTTCCAGTCCGGGGAGGTAGTAATCAGGCTCTCCCCGAACTCCTCTCCAAACATCACCTCTACAGTTTCACTCCCCCCGCCCTCCTCCGGCAGTATGAAATTCAATTCTCCGCCTGTTTCAAAGAGGGTTTTCAATGCGTCCCGGCCCAGGCCTCCATCCATTGTGTTAGCCGTATCTCCGGCCAAATATTTCCAGGACAGCGACCAGGTCCGTTTCCGAGCAATCACATCCTTCACCAGGTTTCCGCTCGCTAGTCGGGTTGTCCGGGCAATTTCCCGCTCTGTTTCCTCGATGGTCATCCCCTTCGAAGACAGGTTTGATTCCGATCCGGAAGCGCCCAGTTGATAGCTGCTCATACGCTGTTCCTCTCCTCTTCAACAACTCGATACCTTTTCAAGGTTTCTTCCAACTGGCGAAGGCCCCGCTCGTCCGCGATAAGCGTACCAATGTGGAGGTGGATTTCACTCGTTGTTTGCCGGGACTGCCTTTCTCGAGGGGCAGCAGTAGCGGCCGCATTCACCGCGGCCAGATCCCCCATCGGGCTCGGCATGTAATTCAATTTCGTGTTTAACTCAGGCAGTTTCGCTCTGTTCAGTGTATGGAGAGCGTCGGCAACCCCATATAAACCAATCTCCCAGGGAGTGGGGCTGCCCGGTGTCATCCAGTCTGGCAGATCCAAATTCTTCAATTTCGTTGTCAACGCCTTAATTTTGTCAATCACCCACTGGATCGCATCACGCACACCCAGCATCGCTTTTTCCAGCGTTCCCAAAAAGTCAATGTTTTCAAATGCTGGTTTGAGCGTGTTCTCCCAGAAATCATGCAGTTTTTCAAATATGGGCTGCAGTTTTTTGGAAATAAACTCCCAAACCGATTCCAGGGCGGGCTGAATAACGTTTTCCCAAATCCCGGCCATAGCTGTCAATGTCAGAGAAAAAATTGTGTCAAAAAACTCGTTGACAGCTTTGAACAACGGGAAAACCGTATCATTCAAATAAGCCCATACCGTCTGCAAGGCGGGCTTCAAAACCGTATTCCAGAAATTAGCCAATTTTTGGATTGCGGCTGGAATGGTTTCACTCATGAATTTCCAGATCGATTGAAAAATTGGTTTCAAGGAATTATTCCAAAAGCTGGTTAACCAGGACCGAATTCCCCCCCAGTCTTCGGTCCAGACTTTGCGTACCAGCGCAACTACCGCCACTAAAGCTGCGCCGGCAGCAATAATTGGAGCCAACGTAGTAACAACGCCCCACAAAGCGGGTAACACTACCGCGGCGATCGCAATCCCTAAAGCGATCAAAACGTCTTTGAGCTCAATGTTTTTACTTACCCAATCAAATATAGGCGCCAACACTTCTCTTGCCTTCGCAATAAATTCAGTCACCTTGGTCGCGATTACCTGTAATTGATTAGCAACCCCGTACAGCCCCAGTGCGGCGAAAGCACCCCGCAAAGCATCCAGGGGGCTTTCTCCCAGCTCCAGATATGTAAAGAATTTTTCTGCGAAAAGCCCCACTTTTTCAAAGATGGGCCCGAGAGTATTTTGAAAAAAGTCAGTCAATTTAGGACCAACTGTTTCAGCAATCCCGGTCAAAACAGTCGCAAGCCCCTTCAGCACAGGAATGAATGCCTCTCCAATTCCAATTTTGATAGACTCAACCACGCCACCCAAAGCCTCCATAACACCATCCAGAGTAGCCGCTTTAGCAGCTGCCTGCTCCTGGATCCCGGCGGCGTTTGAGGTCGCATCGGCCATCGCGTTCCACCCTTCTGTTCCTTCTTCTATCAAGGTGTTCAGTGCATTCATGCCGTAAGTGCCGGCAATTGTCTGGATATACTGACTCTTTTGCTCATCAGTTAATCCAGCCATTGCGGTTTCCATTTGCTCCACAATGCTCGGCATCCCTACAAACGCCCCCTCAGAATCGTAGAGAGAAACATTTAATTCATCGAGAGCGCTCTGAACCTTTTTAGTGGGGCGGTTCAGGTTCGTGAGCATTGATTTCAAAGCGGTCCCCGCCTCCGACCCCTTGATACCCCGAGTGGACAAAATAGCCAGGGCGTTATTGGTATCCTCAATTCCAATGCCCAGGCTGGAGGCTGTTGGCCCCACATTTTTTAAAGCCTCCGCTAACCCGGAGACTTCAGCCACACTGGCGTCTGCGGCCTGGACCATGTTGTTCATGGCCTTGTTTACAAAATCAGCCCGTTCCTCAGCAGTTTCAAGCGATCCCCCAAATGTACTCAACGCTACCGAAGCAAGGTCTGAAGCCTGGGTCATATCCAGCTCAGAAGCCGCCGCCAGGTCAATTGAAGCCCGTAGAGCTCCCCCCAGCTCCGCGGTACCTGCCATGTACCCCTGAAGGTCCCCAAATATTTCTGTCGAGGACAAGCCCGCTTTATACAGTCCGGTCATGGACTCAGCTGCCCCACTGGCAGATACCCCAAGCAGGGAAGCGTCCCCCCCCACGGCCATCGCCGCGTCATGGAGCTGATCCATCGACATCCCCGAATCTCGGGCAGCGATATTCAGATCAGCCAGAGAACTTTCAAAGCTCCTGGCCATCGGTACGGTGGACCCCATGACTTTCTTAACCGCCAGCACACCACCGCCAACAGCAGCCAAACCACCGATCAAGGCAGTTTTCCCGATGGTTTGAACATTTTTTGTAAAGCCGCGAACCATCTTTTGGGCCCCAGATAAATCCTTCTGGAGCCCTCCAGCGTCTGCCCGCAGCTTGACAACCATTGTGGCTAGAGTGCTCATTATTATTTACTCCGTTCGTCTGTGCCGCCAAATGCCGCGTTAAGCATTTTTACGATTTGCAGCTGCTGCTGCCAGCTCTGTTTCTTTTTTTCGCGTCCAAAGTCCGGCATAAAGTCCACCGGTTTGAAGGGTTTCTTGTGTTTTTTCGGATCCCGGGCTGTGTTCGCCACCGTAGCGGCAATAATCGCGGCCCGGAGGTCCGCTCGTTCTTCGCCAAATGGTTCAACCTGCATAAACGCCACCCATTCGGCAAAATCCTGGCTGCTGATCTGTCGCTTCAGATACCGCGGGTGCGGATATCCCAGCTCTTTTGCCAGCCGGAACCACAGCCGTTGTTCCGGCCGGGCTTTCAGTTTTTTACAAGTTCCTCCACATCCTGGTCGCTCAAACCAGAAAGACGCTGGGCAATCTCAAATACGCGCTGCAACGCAAGCCCCGATTTTTTGCCCAGCGCTTTTACATCGCTGTCTGAGAAAATCCGTTCCCCTTCTTCATTCACGATCGTTCGGGCCACCAATTTGGCCCGAAAATTTTTCAGATTCATCCGGGTTTCTTTACCGCGCATCTGCACGACCTCGCCCTCAAAATCGTCCCGCTCTTCTCCGGTCAAACCACGCACCAAAACAGTTCCTCCCCACTCCGGAACATCAACTTCTTCCTGGGGAATGTCATTGGCTTCCAAAATCTGATCACGTGTTAAATAGCTCATCCTTTTTGCTCCTTTTAAACAAAACATCCGGCAACCACCCCCGAAGGGGAAAGCTGCCGGGCGGTAAACTCCGACGATACCCTATTCAGTTTCGCTGAGAAACGCTTATGCCAGTGTCGGCTTGCCCGAGATCTTCAGGGTCACGTCCGCGCTCAATTTGTCATCCACCGGCTCACCGGGCTCGAAATTGGTCACCAAAGCCGAGAAGGACCAGGTCGTGCTGCTCCCGTCCGGGAAAACCAGCTGGAAATTCCGGACCGTGCGGTCCGCCATATCCTTGATCAAACCGGTCCCCGCGTCATGCGTGGAGTCAGTCGGGATGTAATTGATCGAGAAGGTGACCTCGCCCGCGTCCAGGATGCCGCCCACAAACTCTGCCCAGCCATCCACGCTGTCATGGCTGGTCATCTCAATGGTGTTCATCTCCAGAGAGGGCCCGCCAATATCGGTGACTTCCGTGATCGTGGTGAAGCTTTCCGGATCCCCACCATCACCAATTTTCAAAAGCGTTCCATGTGCCCAAATTCCACTTGTCATCGTTCCACCTCCATTCCTTAAGTCAACTTGACAACGCCGAATTTCACATCAGCGCTGTCCGCTTCGAAATACAGCTGGCCGTCGCTCTGGATCCACCCCTGGACCTTGAAAGGTCCAAAGACGGCATACTCGCCGGCTCCCACGCTGTACTCATCGATGTCTTCCTGTCGCCCATAAGCGTCATCCACGCTGGTTACACTGACCAGCTGGGCGGAACCGCCCGTATTATGCGCGATCAGAAGGATGTCCCCGGTGTGGGGGACCTTGTTCTTGTTGCTGGGATCTGCCGCCTCCATTGTCAGGTCAGCGGCATTCGCGGTAGCGTAATCGCCGTAGGATCCCAGCGCATCGGTAACTGTTACTGCTGTTCTGGCCATAACTCACTCCTCATTCAAATCGTTTGCTTGTTCTCGGCGTCAAATGTTTCTGAATCACGTGCTGCTGCATCTTTTTTTCATGCAGCGTCTCGAAAGGGCAGTGTTTGCACGAGTAATTCTTTTTCCCTTTCCAGGTCCCAATCGTATAGTGTTTAAGCCCTTCCTTCTTTTTTGGTTTTGGTTTTGGTGGAGCTTCATAGACTGCCTTTTCTTCAATTACCTTCAAAGCCTTTTCTTCCTTTGGCTTATCCGTTTTATCGTTTTTAGCCATAGTCATCCTCCGAATATCCAATCTGATATATTTGTCTCACAGCCTGACGGTCTGGATAATCCGTTGCGCCGTCAATCTCGTTGGCCAGATGGCAAAACCCCACCATCACATTGCCCATCGGGCCCGAATATCCATCCAGAGCTGTCCGGAGCATTCTCAAACGCTCCTTGGCCTGCTGGTACGTACTCCCCACGCCCGTAACCTGCATCCGGGCCTGAGCCAAACCAGACGGTCCGCTGTGAGTATGATCGCGAGGGCCAGAAATTCGCTGCACCGCGCAGGCAGGTAGATCAACCTCCTGGGGGATGAGTTTTGGATAAACCCGATCCCCAAAAACATTCGTTTGATCAATAAAACTCATCATCCCGACTTCAATCGTCATCGCAAAGCCCTGTTTTTCATGGTTTGCCCAAACTCTTTTTCTGCTTGGCTCTTTTCTTCGTCAAACGCGGGCTGCATAAATGGCCTCGCTTCCATGCCTGGGTGCTGAACGCTTGCTGTCCGGATCACGCCCTTGTCACCATCGAAAACTAACAAAGAAGCTGTGCTGGGGGTGATCTCATGCGGCTGGGTGCCCGTTTCCAAAAACTGCCAGTACCATTTCTCCTCTGGCGGGCCCATATCCACCTCAACCAAATTCTTTCGCCTTGTTACAGTCTCTCGCTCCAGCATATCTGCCGGCGCGTATGAATCAGCGGTTCGATGAATCACTTCCATGCCGGCGTGTGCAGAGATCTCCAGCGCCGCACTCACATCAAGCCCCAATTGCTGCAGCTTCCGGATCAACCGCTCCCCGCCCTCAACTCGAACCGTAAAATCATTTTTAGCCATATTCAAACCCAGCCCAGCACAATCGCGAGTAAAATAGCCGCCACAGTCGGGATAACTCCAGCTGCAGCCCCCCAGACACCGGCTTTCATTTTCAGTAAGGCGATTTCTGTCCGCACTTCTGCCCGGAATTTGGAAAAATCATCCGTGATGAAATCGTCCAGCTTATCATTTGTTTTTTCCTGCCCATCTGTTAACCGTTGAAGGTCAGACAAAACCTTTTTCTCCCATTCATTCCAGCCGTTGTCGTTGCTGCTCATGTGCTACTCCATCTCTCTGCATACAAGATGCTGGTAGCGGCGTCTGCCGTCCTCATCCTGTACAACCTCTATGTCATATTGGGTCCCGTCAGCATCCTCAACAATCATTTTTGTGGTCACATCAGACCGGTACCGGATTTTGAACACAACCGTTCGTTCTTCCACTTCCACGTTTGCCGAGGTGTACTCGCGTCCCCGCGGGGTGATCTTCTGGGCCCAAACCGTGGCCACGTCAGAATAACTGCGTTCCTCCTCGTAATACTCATTCCGGGTTCCCGCCAGTTCCCGAATTATGATCCTGTGTCGAAGCTCTCCGGCTCTCATCCATTCCTCCGTTTCGCCCTGGCTCGCAAATCAGCCAGTAAGGCTTCCACCCCAAAAGGAACCTCCCTCATAATCGTCCCTTCCACGAAACCCTCTCGGTTTTCATAAAAATGGCCCACCAGGAGCTTCACAGCCTGGACTGCTTCTTCTTCCACGTCGCTTCCCTCATCCCCAAAACCGCACGTAAATCGGATCCGCACCCCGTTCACTGCCCGGAGTGTCACAGTTGGCCAGGTGTGATTACTCTTCAAAACCACCCGGCCGGGCACCCCATAAATGTCTGCGATATAGTTGTCGCTGCTGAACTCCGCCTCATCCCCATCGGTATCGGTGTAGTACACACCGTCTACCGACTGCAGTGGGGGAAACGGAAGCTCAATTTCATCCCCAGCTGGGAACTGGTCCAGGTAATAATCCCATGTTTGGGTGATCAACCGGTGCCCGGAGATCTTCTCCACCGTCTTCCGTGCCGTTTTGATGTACGCCTCAATCAGCGTATCCTCATCCGTGTGGCTGATCCGCAGCTGATCGCGGGCTTGAGCGGCTGTAATCGGCTCTTTTTCAGGTGGAGTAACCAGGTTCAGCGCCATAATCAATCCTCAATAATAGAAATAGCCATCGAAATCCACTTCTCGGCCGTGGCCCTTCCCACGCGGTCAATCGTTTCCAGGTCTTCTACCGACGCCAGAGACATGTCTTCCACCGTCTTCACACCCATCTCATGCAGCGCTTCCAGGGTTTTGGGCCCCACACCCTCAAACTCAGAGAGAACTGGGGGGGATGTTTGCGCGCGAACATCCTTTTCAACCGTTACCGCTTTCTCTCCTGGGGCCCGGGTGGCTTTTTCAACATCGGTCAATTTCACAACCTCCGCAAAGCCTCCCTTGACAAAAGCCTTAGCCTGCTCTTTGGAAATATCGCGAGGCACCAGCAGCACCTGGCCGGATTTAAAACTGCCATTTGGGCCTGCGCTTGTTGTTTGCATTCGAATCTTCTTCATACATTCCTCTCAAAAATCTGAAATGCTTGCGTATCGTCTTTTGCCGCTCTGAAACGGCCTTTCTGGGGAGCCGAAGGAGGAAGTGGATGCAGCGCCGCCATCCGCTTCGCTGCTGCCAGGGCCTTAGGGGGAGAAAAGACGGTCAAAAATCGCCGAAACCATTTCCCCAGCAGCGGAACACCGTAATCGCTGGAACGTTTTGGACCAAAATTGTTCCCCTTGCCGCCCACCACAAACGTAGCCCCAGCCTCCAGAAACGCATCCAGCATAGGGCTTTCTTCGTCACCCAAAAAACAGGATGCCGCAAATACCACGCTCCCCGTCAAATCAGCCGCCATGATGTGTTCTTCGCGCAGAGCCGGAACCTTATCCCCGTACCAGACCGATCTCCCATACCGACCGTGGAGGTCAAAATACAGCAAATCAAACCCTTCCATCCATTCAGGCTGAAAGCTGTCTGCTGTAACAGGCGGTGAGAGAAGCGGCTCCACTCCGGCCGCCTCCCTCACTGCCTTTTCAAAAGGAGAAGCACAGTACGCAAAGACTTTCATAATTACTGCAGGCGGGTGTAAACGATGTAAACAGTGATATCGTTGCTGTCGTCCGCGGTGTCGCTGGCCAGATCGGTCCCGGCAAAGGTGCAGTCAATTGTTTCAGCTGCGCCGGAGGGAGCATAAATAAAACCAGCCCCAGCAGCCATAAAGGCTCCGATCGTGTCCGATCCATATCCCTGCCAGCCTGCGGCACCATTGGCCACATCCACATCAGAGGCTTGCAGCTCCGCGTCGTCCAGGTCAAGCAGCCCATCCTGGTCATTGCCGTCACCGACATCAAACGTGCAGTCATCCCCGGTGCAGTCAAAATTGTCCAGCACATTGGCATAAACCGTGTGAACCACCCAGACCTCACCATCGGCAACCGTGGCGCAGGTCGCAGGGGAGCTGTCGTTGTCGATATCGATCGACACACTCACCACCGAAGGCAATACCCCAACGTTTTCAGTATTAAGATCCTGGTCAATCCCGGAGGAAAAGTCAGTCGTCACCCCGGATTGCAGATCAAACGTGGCGCCGCTTTGCAGCTCAATTTCGCCGCCCGACTGCGCCACCAGCTTGTCACCGCCTTCGGTTTTATAGACCCCGGTCGTGTAAGAACGCGGGACAGGCGCTTCCGGAGGGGCTACAAACACCCACACCGCTGCCAGCACCAGCATCAAAATGGCGATGAAAGCCAGGACCGCTTTCCAATTCTTTTCAAAAAAGTTTTTCATATGAACCTCCAGTCAGCGTTTGGGAATTGGGACGGAAGGACGGTAACTGCCCCAATTCCCGGCCGCCGAAGTTTAGGCCGTTCCCTCATCAGGGGAGGCGTGAGTTTCTCGATCAATCGTGTCGCCCTGGTCAACGGGGCCCTTGCGGGGGTTGTACAGCAGAGCGTAAATCGTTCCAACCGCGGTATTCGCACCGCCTCGCACCACCTGAACATCCACATACCGCTCTTGCGGGCGGTAAATGTCGATCAGGAATGAATCCCCATCGTCTCCGGGGACATTTTTGGTGTCTTCCAGGTCAGCTCCATCGCTCATGTCTGACTGAGCACCCTGGCGCGCCTTGGCGTAGTTTCCCGCGTTGGACGTTTCAATCTCACCGAAAATCATGACGCCCTCAAAGCCCTGGGTGTCGATGGTGTCGGTCGTGATTGTGGTCCCAGCGGAAGAAGCGTAGTCATTGATTTTGATGAGCTTCGTGTTTTTGCTCAAAATTTTTCCTAACATCGTTTTTCTCCTAAAACACTAAATCGCGAAAGTTACGAACCCAGCTTCACGCGAACGAAAGCTTCCTCCAGGACCGGCATGCCGTCAGACTCAAGACGCCCAACGATACCAACCTGGTTGGTAGCTACGAACAACTCAAGCAGCCGCTGGAAATCCATCATCAGAGAGTCCGCGATCCAGTAGTAGCTCCAGTCGCCCAGCACGCCCACGTATTGATTCGCGGTGAAGGTGTTGGGGGCATACTCAGACATGAACGTTGGGAACCCCAGGACCCGATCGGGCTCTCCCACTCGAACGCTTTCGCGCCAGATGTACTGCCCGTTGCCGTCTTTCAGCTTCGCGATCTTTTTCACACCGTCCCGGTGGAACATCCATCGCGCCCGGGCCCAGTATTGGGTTTTCAACGTGTACTTGGCTTCAATCAACCCATCAAACGTGGGGGAATCGGAATCATTCCCGGTGCTCACATCGCGTGAGGTGGAAATCCCCAGATCAGAAGCGGTGAAAACACCCAGAGGCTCTCGGGCACCGGTTCCGTTCAGATAAGCATTTTCTCCCGCCACACTGAATTTGTAGCCCAACCGCTGTTCAACCACCGCTTCCACGCTGGGGGCCTTCCGCAATAGCGTCCGGGACACTTTGATGTGTTTCGCCAGGGGATGCGGTTGGAGTTCGCGTTTCCCGAAGCTCATGTTTGAGTCTTCGGTCCCGATATCCAGCTCATGCGTCCAGGTCGGGTCAGCCGGATCATTGTCCAGGGAGACCAGACCCAGGCTGTCAGCATTGGGGACAGCGATCACATTCGCCCACTGCCGGATAAACACCTGGTTGTCCATACTTTGCAGCAGCCGGTCCACAAACTGAACAGGGGCTGTCAAATAACCGCCCTGCGTGTCCAGATCAACCTGAAGCGCTCGTGCTTCTGCGGGCATTCGCCCGGTCCGCAGCCAGGTATTGAAACCCGCCCGGTATTCATCCTGTGCCATCGGCAAAAGCCGCTGCCAGAGCGGATCATCCTGCCAGCTGGGATCGGAATTGACCGCGGCCATGCCGCGCGATTCAAACTCATGGTCCAATGAGCGGTCTTCATTGCCGGGTTGAGGTAAATACCCCTGCCCGCTGTTGCGGTTTTGTCCCAGGCTGCGCTCGTGTTCGATCTGGCTTTCAATGCGCTTCACGCGCTCAGCCAGTTTCGTCACATCGTCCATCGCTTCGTCGTAATTTGCTTCCTCTTCCGAGGTCAAATCACGGTCTTCGGTCTCTGCGGCTTCCAGAATCTCCCGAGAACGATCGATAATCTTCGCCCGGCGCTGTAAAAGCTCATTGGCCTGATCTTGTAAATCCAAAATTGTAGGCATTTTTTACTCCTTACTCACTAACTCTTGCTCAGCCAAATCCAAACGACGGTGTTTCAGGGCCAGCCGCGCCCGCGGTCCAGCGCCCTCCTCCCCGCCTTCCGGATCATCCCCCGCCCGGGGCTCCTCTCCGGTTGACTTTGACTTCTTGATTTCTTCGACTTTTGAGCGCGCTTCTGCGCTCGTTTGTGGATATGCCGGGAAGGTAACCACCGATACATCAGCCAGCTCCTCACAGCCGCCCGGCAGGAGGCGCCGCACCAATGTCCCATCTTCCCGTTCTGTCCACTCAGAACCGTTTGTCCCAACCCGAAACTGGAAAGAACATTGATCGATATCTCCCCGTTTCATGGGAGCGATAACCATATCGTTGATCAAATCCGTGTCCGGATAAAACGACTTGAACTCCAGCCCCCCCTCATCATCCGCCAGCCGTAATGTGCCGGACCGTGTCCGACCCAACACAATATTGGGGTCATGGTTGAAAAGGGCCCGGACATCATCTTCCAGTACATCCCGGAAAAACCCAGGCTCAACAATCTCTACAAACCCACCCAGATCATCCGATTCCCGCTCATACACCGCGGCAACCCCGGCAATCACACCGTTATCTTCATCGGCTCGCAGTTCCAGCGGGAAAAACCGTCGTTCCATTTGTTCGTTTTCTTTTTCCATAGCAAACCTCTCTATCAATACAGAGCAACTAGGTCACTCGCGGTTGTCCCCGTGGAATACACTCGGGTTGCCCGCAGCCTGATCACGCCCACCGGCACACTGGCCAGGGTTACGGTATCCCCACCGACAAGATCGACTTTCAGATCCCCGGTAGACCCGATATAGATAGCTCTGGTCGTGTTGCTCAAATCATTGCTGTCGTGGGGAGTAATTGCTGCCCCATTCTCATAGGGATCACCGAGCCCAACCTGATATTCACTGAAATTGTCAGCCATAATCTATCTCCATTACATTCCTGCGGTCACCATGCAGTCACATCCTTTGTGAGCCGGGGCATG